ACAGACAAAGCCAATAAAGGATTTGTCGTGTTTATAGGAGTAGCGTCTGAACTGGTTTCTTCACCACTACCAGGTAATCTGTTAACAACAATAACAGAATTCCTGGTATTGGCGGACCCTTGTGCGAAGCTCACTTTGTATCTCAATGAGCCTCGCCATCCCACATATGCAGGAGTCAAATAATTTAATAATGTCATATTACCATAATTATAGTCTCCTAAAGCTGTGGTATATTCTCCCCCCGGTGCATAACCGCGATAAGGGGGAAAAGCCCTTCTTACCTCACGAACTAAATATACGGTATTAGCCGAAGGCAAAGTTCTGAGGGTTTGATATGCTCTGTTGTATCGCTTCAACAGAGCACGAAATGATGTTATGGTTTCCCCAAAAAACACATGATCATAAGCCGTAGCATTATCTTGCCGGGCCAACATCAAATGATCCGTGTCCTGATTCATGGGCTTACTAGGCTCATCTGTCGTATCTTGATCAGTTGCCTGCATCTCATCCTCACCCTGTGGTGAAATAGGAGTGGGGGAATTGAAGTAGGAATAATCATCGATACGAAAGTTGGGATTAGCAACACATAAATCCTCCGCCGCTGAAACAAAGACATTGATAGCAACATCATTATTAATAGTGGAGTTGGGAATGGTAAGTTCATTCACCACATATACACGCAATACGCCATTCGCGCGCCGTAATGGTGGGGAAGATGGAGTTGATGGACCTATTTCAAACGGGGGATCAAATATATCCCCCGTTCGACCAGGACCAGAAACTTGTGCCCATGGATGAGCATTACCCCATCCGATGTCTACCGTAAAGTCTTTATCCTCGGCTATGTCCACAATATACGTGTAATTAGTATTATACTCATTAGACGCAAATGAATACGGATCATACACGATTTTAAGTCTTCCCTTATGATAGGCTGATGACACAATTTGAAAGCGATATCTCATAGTACCACGCCAATTCTCAAACGGTAAGGTCGCAAACGCACACGCCGGTAGATGAATCTCCGGTAAAGAAAAAGTGGCATTTGCATCCCATACTTGAGGTGTAACCTCAATTTGAAATAAAGCGTCTTCAGCTACATTGGATACAGTCCAAGGAAACTGAGTTATATAAGATTCCCTTGCAGCGATGCTCTTAATTGTCATCTCATCAGTCCCTGCCAACCCTGTCGTGCGAGAATCTACTGTTAACTCCTGCTTAGCATCAGTAGTCAATTTAGTAGTAGAATCTGGCATATTAGTATTGGCAATGTTACCAAATGCCGTAGGTCGATATGGTACGATATCATCCAGTATGGCTGGACGTGAAAAACCAAAATTCGTCGCTATGGCTGAAGTAGCAGAGGCCGCCAATTCTGTAGCTCTTGCATACGGACCTATTACAGGTGCGTTACGCAAAGAGCCAGCAGCTTTTGCTACAACGGAAGCGGGCCGACTTACTGGCCCGGTTCCATACTCGTCTTGAGCCTGTGGTACAAGTGTACCTGGTTCAACACTAGTAGGTACGGCCAAGGAAACATCCTCGGCCCACGCAAACACAGAA